ACCGAGAAACGCTCATTCGAATACAGGCGCCGCAATTCCTGCGCCACCGAGATGCCTGACGCCTTGTTTTCGATCAGCAGCTTGTCAACCTTGAACGACTTGCACGTCTTGGCGATCTTATCGACAAGCTCATGTATCTCAAGCCGAGCCTGCCAAGCGTACATCATCATGACCTTGGGAGCCTGCTCATTGTACGCGCGGTCCATGTACTGGGGCCTGCCGTCCTCATCAATGAACCGGCTGGCGTGCGCCATAGAATCCGTGGAGAACACGCCCCAGATCGTCATGGCGCTGGCGTCGTTGATCTCCTTGGTCGTGTAGGCCGTATCCAGTGACGCCAGAATAAAATCCATCGGCGGGTAGACGTCGTCCGGCCACAGTTGCCACCACTCGCGCTTGATGACGCCGCCGCCAGCGGGCTCGGGGCGCTGCTGCAACTGCCCGGCAGCCGCGAACGGCCCAAGAGCCCGCTCAAGCCTGTTAACCTCAGTGTCGCCAAATCGCTCCGGCCACAGCAACTCACCGGGCTTGTTGCGCGGGTCTTCCCAGCCGATACCGGTCACAAACGCCCGATCTGGCTCATAGCGCATAGGCAGGCAGAGGTGCGTCCAGCCGTCGGCCTCGCGCTCAAGGATGTGACCCGTCAAGTCGTCTTCAGCCAGCCTCTGCTGGATAATGACGTAGGCGCCTGTCTTCTGGTCATTAAGACGGGTAGACATCGTTCCATCCCACCACTCCTTAGTGGCTTCGATATTGGCTTCGGAGAAGGCTTCAGATGCAGAGTTTGCGTCGTCTACCACGATTACTGAACCACCTTCACCCGTCACCGCCGCGCCAACCGACGTGATCAGGCGCTCGCCGCCTTTATCATTAGAGAAGCGGGACTTGGTGTTCTGGTCGCTGTTCAACTTAAACCTGTCGCCCCACAGTTCCTGATACCAGGGCGACTCAATAAGCCTGCGGCACTTCACGGAGTCACGCAGCACAAGCTGATTGGCGTATGACGCCATAAGAAATTGCACGCCTGGGCCTGATGTCGGAGACTTGTTTCTTTGGGCCCAGGTCCAGGCAGGAAAAGCTACAGATGTAATAGTACTTTTACCGCAGCGCGGAGGTATGTTGATAATCAAACGCTTGATTTCGCCGTCAGCTACAGCTTGCAGATGCTCTGCTACTGCTTCAATCGGCCAGCCGTCGGTCCAGTTTGAGGCGTCAACGTACTTCCACGCATTGCGCAGAAATTCATACAAACTATCCTCGCAGTCGGCGCGGTCCAAGTCCCGCAACTGCTGCTCAGGATTAACCAGTACGCCACGGCCAATGTCGAGCTTCACTTGTCGGCAAGCTCCGCAATACGCCTGCGCAGAGCCTCATTAAGAGGCGCATTGCATTCGTCGCACAGATCAAGAAGAGGCGACCCGTTTGTCTTGTACAAATTTTTGGGTTCGCCATTGAAATTAAAAAGTTCTTTGGTGCAAATATCGCATCTAAGTACAAAAAATTGCGTCATTCCTCGTCCTCCTCATATTCATACTCATCACCGTCGGTGACATCTTCGTAGTCGCCTTCAATAAGATCGGGAACCTCATTGATCTTTTGAGCGACAGCCTGCGTAATGATCTGCCGCAGGGCTTGGCGCTGCTCAGGCGTCAGGTCGCTGCTATCAATCACATCTCTGCGTCCGTCATCGATCATCAGCGGCTTGCCGTCCTTGCCGGTCAACTCCGTGCGCTTGATCTCGCGCCAGGGGTCGCCGCCACGGGTCTTCAGCCAGAAGATCGCCGCCGTCACCGCCGACTTATGCTCCGGGTCCGTCGCCATCGTGTAGAGGTTGTTCGCCACGTTCACATTCATCTTGGCGTCGGCGATGTTCAGTTCGTAGTCGTAGTGCTTCCTGAGCGTCTCATCAGAGATGCCGATCATCTTCCCGATCTGATCATGCGTCATACCCATACCCTTGAACTCCAGCACCTGACGACGGAATACGTCCGTCGGCTTGTGCGGGGGGCGGCCAATGGGTTTGGGCTTCTTTTTGGGTCGGCGTCGTCGGATTGGGGGCATAATCAACTCCTATCTAATCTATCTGTTTAGCCGTCTTGCTCGTCGTCGGACGCCAGCGGAGCGGGGTTCGTCGCATCAATGTCAACCTCCGGCCAGTATGGGCCGGTCATGAACGACAGCCAGCCGTTGCGCCTGCATCTGTTTATCCACAACTTACGCTTGCGCTCGTACTGCTTCTGTTTGTAGGCGGACCACGTCGGTAGGTGGTGCCCAGGCTGTCCGGGCGCGGGTGGCTCACCTAGCATCGCCATAACTCCGATACTGCTTAATACGCCGGTGCGGCGCGGTACTTTTATGGTTGTATGGCGGTTTTTTTGGCTTGTACATACCCCCCTGTTTGTTTTCGCCAAAGGGGTGGGGGTGTTTCTGGGGAGGGGGGTCTGTTTGGGTATTTTTGGGGGGTGTGTGGGTGCGGCGCGCGGTAACCCCCTATAGTACTATTTCCTAATAGGGCGGGGGGTGGGGGAGGGGGCAATGCCCCATCATTGTCGGGTCAATTGACACCGCACGTGCACCTTCATTGCCCCATCACATGCGCCATCAATGCCCACGCATTGACGGGTCAAAGTCAGGTGACGCGCAGGGGCGGATTACACCCTGCGCAGCTTCCTGCGCTCTCGACCGGCGACCGTCGGTCGCGTCCCCGTGCGGCGTGGCGCGGGCTATGTGCGGGGATCTGGCGTCGTCGATAGCATCTCCGTGTCAATATCTAATGCACGCATCATAGCGGCGCGGTGTTGACGTTCAACCAAATAAATCGTGCGTCTGACCAAAAAAAGGTGTTGCGCGTCACGCGGCGCGGGTCCATAAGTAGGTCGTCGCCCCACCGGGGCGCAGCCGCCGCGCAGCTCGCGCGGCTCTCATCCAGGGAACGTGACCATGCCTAAGCAATCCGGATTGATCATTTATCGCGGCCCTAGCGCCTTGGACGGCGCGCCTATTGTTGTCATCGTCACTGGACTAGACGGTAAAGCGCGCAACGCAAAGACAGGCCTAGTTTTGCAGACTTGGATCATGCGAGACGATATCGCGCCGCATTTAGCTCTCAAAACAGGCGATGATGCGAGCGTTTGCGGTGACTGCATTCACCGCCCCGCCAATGGCGGTTCTTGCTATGTGCGGGTATTTCAAGCGCCGCTTGTGGTTTGGAAAGCCGCGCAACGCGGCCTGTATCCAACCGCCGAAAGTTACGGCGCTATCGTTGAAGCCGGGCGCAACCGCGTCGTGAGACTGGGTTCGTATGGTGACCCTGCCGCCGTTCCTGCAGCAATTTGGCAGGCTCTTGTGTCGGGCGCTACGGCGCATACTGGCTATACGCATCAATGGCGCAAAGCGCCGGATCTTGCGGCGCTTTGCATGGCTAGCGCGGACAGTGCTCACGAAGCCGATGAGGCGCATAGCAAGGGGTGGCGCACTTTCCGCGTCCGATCCGTTAGCGAAGCCGTTGCGCCCGGCGAGTTTATTTGCCCGGCGTCTAAAGAAGCTGGCGCTAAGACTGATTGCGCGTCATGCCGAGCCTGTGGCGGCAATACCGCAAAGGCGCGCGCTAACCCGGTCATTATCGCGCACGGCACAACGGCGCGCCGGTTCACACTTTCGCGCAATGGCGTGGCGGTCGCGGCATGATTGGCGCTCTAATCATCATCCCCGGTTGGACATTAACCCAGGAGGCCTAACCCACCCCCACCGCGCTCGACGCGCCCAGGCCCGGAGCCGCGCAAGCGGTGGCCGGGCTGAGGGCGTGCAAGGCCGCGATAGGCGCGGCTATCACCCAGGAGAACATGATTGATCGAGATCAAACACCGTGAAACCGGCGCCGTCCTGCATACGGTAAACGCCGACACCCTGAGCGGCGCGGACCTGAGCGGCTTGGACCTGAGCGGCTTGGACCTGCGCGGCTCGGACCTGCGCGGCTCGGACCTGAGCGGCTCGAACCTGCGCGGCTCGAACCTGCGCGGCTCGGACCTGCGCGGCTCGGACCTGCGCGGCTCGGACCTGCGCGGCTCGAACCTGCGCGGCTCGAACCTGAGCGGCTCGGACCTGATCCGCTCGAACCTGAGCTACGCGAACCTGAGCGGCTCGGACCTGAGCCACGCGAACCTGATCGGTGCGAACCTGATCGGCGCGGACCTGAGCGGCGCGGACCTGAGCGACGCCATCATCATCCCTGGCTGGAAGATGATTAAGGAAGCCTAACGCACACTCATTATATATACGCACTGACACGCGCCCCGCTGGCTCACGACCGGCGGGGCGCACCCGTGTCTAAAACGGGATGACGTCGTCCAGCGGCGTATTGCTGTCGGGCACGCCCCGCAGCGGGTCAGACGGCGCGCGGATCGCCACTACCTTCGCGCCGGGGAACGCCAGCTTGATCGCCGACGCCGACGCAAACGCCTGGAGCGCCCGCGCCACCTCGTCCAGCGTCCACACCTCCCGCGCCCGCCCATCCGCCGCCAGGGCGTGCGCCTCGTCGGCGGTGCGCACCAGGGAGTACACCTTGCCGTCCAGGGCCACTTCCCACACGTCCGGCGACACCGCCTGCGCACCAGCCTCCGTCGCCGCGCGGTCCACGGCCCGCCACGCCGACGCCATGCGCCGCGCCTCGGTCCGCACGTCCTCTAGCGTCCCGTGGTATATGGCCCGGTTTAGCAAGTACCGCTGTCGGTCGAACTTGGTCCGCAGTTCCTCACCGACCAGCAGCCGGGCTCGATCCACGCCCCACTTGCCCTCGACCTCCCGCGCCACCCGGTCGCATTCCGTCAGGGCGCTGTCGCCCTCGATGTAGGTGCTGGGGGTCTGCATCCAGTCCGCCACCGGCTCCCTCCTGATCGCCTTCGGAGCCGGTTTCGCCTTGATATTCACACTACGCATATCTCACCCTTTCATATGACCGAATTAGATAACACCGCCGGTAGAAGTGTTATGTTATAACATAACATTGATACCACTACACATTCAGTGTGCAGTCAGTGCGCTTTTACCGTTACCCTTTATTGGCCCCCAGGAAGCCCCAGGACAGCCCTCCGCCTGCGGAGGCCCTCGA